TCACAGTACCCGTATTGGCGTCTGTCAGCGTACATAACCGCCAGTATCTTGCAGTAGATGATACTGTAACGCGGAAGTCTTGCGGGTTAATGCCCGTTAGAGGCAATGTGCCTGCCGTTGTCCAGGTTACATTGTCATCAGAGCTTTGAATAATCAACGATGAGATAGTGCCAGTCGATACTGATATGCGCCGAACATCAACAAACTCTAGCTTCTCAGGCGTACCCAAGTCGTATTGACCGATAACATACGGTGCAGCAGAGTCTATAGTGCTAGTTGTCGAAGTCGTCGTTGAGTCATCGCCATCAGCAATCGTTGCTGGCGTACCACCCTCCGGCATTGTTGGCGTTAAGCCAGTCTTGCGCTCTATAACATTAAGAACCTTCTCAACAAACTCAGTGCCGGCCCTACGCTTTAGACCGCCCTGCGGTACGATAACCAGATTCTTAGCTGTCTCAACACCCTGATAATACTGTTCAAGGTCAATCCGACCCTTTAGCAGTGGCGACAACGCACCACTAACAAACGTACTCTGAAAGAACCTAGTCTTAGCCATCAGATTTTAATTACCGAAATTTGAATTGCGTTACTGCCCGGTGCAAACGCTGTTGCAGAATTTGCGTCCATCCATGCGTCTACATCAGTTACCGCATAATTAGCTTGTATGTAATCGCCAGCAGATAACACAAGAGATGCTGAAACCCCAACAGTTAAATATGCCGCATTATTTTTGATGGTTGTGCGTATTGTTTTTGAAGCTGCTTGGCTTCCGTTAATTGTAGGATAGAAATAAAACGTCTTTGCCGCTGCGCTATTGCTTAATAACTGAATGTTTCCCGCTATCAAGTATGTTCCAGCTTCACTGAATTCTATTTTTGTGTTGTCAGAAGCGTTTAATTGTATGCCGCCACCGTTAGTAACAGAGAAATTAAATGGAACTTGATAAGCTGTATTCGGGCTTGCGGCAACTACATCTACGTTAGAGCCGAAAATACCACTACCGATTCCAGTTGCAGCTACTAAATCCTCTCTAACAACTGTTACAGACCTGGCAACTACGGCAGTTACCATGCACATAAACGTATTTGTAGAAGCCCGAACAAGAATATAGTCGTTAACTCTTACAGACGCATACGCAAGATTAAAGTAACCAGTGCCTAATACAGCGTCCCATGTGTCGCTAGTTTGATATGTCCACCAAGACGGCGCAGGAGTTGTACCGCCATGACGACCAAATGATTGAACATCAAACGCCATTAAAACCTCACGTCCGTAAACGGATTAGACCGGATAGGCACTTGCGGGTACTGTTGTGAGTCTGTGTAGCGCGCCATCCTTGCACAATTGACATACGCAGCCGCCATCTGGTCACGCGATGAGGCGCTATCCCGGATAGACGTAGAGAAATCTAGTGCAAGTGCGTACTCAATCATCTTGGCAAAGTAGACAGGCCAGTTGTTCTCGGACACGTTGTGGATATAGTCAGCGTATATGGCGCTAGAAACGTCTGTATAGACCTTATCGCCGTACAGTTGATACCTGACATTGGGATATATCTTGATTAAAAACAGCATATCACTAGGTAGCTGGTAGATACTGCTCCATTCGTTATCAACAGGCGTATCAGTCGTCAGCGATAGCTGTGCCTTCTTCTTGGCAAAGCCCCAGCGATGCTTACTCAATTCGTTCTGCACAATATTATCGTACAGGTTTGACGATACTTGCTGTGCGCGAGTACCACCAGTAAGGGAATTAATCGGCGTATCACCAATCAAGATAAGTGCATTACTGATTAAATCAATTTTGCTAGCCATGAATCACCCTAAAATAAACAGGGGGCCGAAGCCCCCTATCGTTATACATCAGCTATTGTAGTACCGCTTGCAAGGTCAACAGATGTACCAGTGTTGGACGTTACAAAGCTAATAGCCACCGAGCCTACGACAATATCCACCAACCAGATAATATCCCCAACCTGAAGCTCATCAGCAGCAGGCAGGAAGTAATCAGTAGCAGTCATTGTTGAAATACTCTCGATGCTTGAGTAGCTGAACATCGCTCGGCTATCGCCCGAACCGCCAACCCTAGACAACTCATCTCTTAAAAACGGCATACAAATAACCTTTATACGTTAGCGATTGCAGTGCCAGAAGCTAAGTCCACAACGCCCGATGCATTAGATGCAACGAATGAAATGGTAACTGCTGGCGCATCAGTATCGACAATCAGGACAATATCACCAGCCGCAAGTTCAGCACTTGCGTTGTTGAAGTATCCTGACCCAGTTACGGTAGCTGGCGCATCAGTGCTTGCATAAACAAACACTGGGCGCGAATCACCGGAACCACCGATACGGCACAAACCTTCTCTTGAAAAAGCCATATCTATTCTCCCTTACGCTGTCTTGTCGTATTGAACTTTGACCAGACCGCCTTCATCACGAACGACAGAACCAGCTTTCAACATACCGTTGGTAAGCCAAGCTGTACGCTCAGGAATCCAGTTAATCTCAGTCTTCATGTCAATACCGATAGCCAGGCCAACAGCAGGACGCTGATAGAACCAAGAGTCAACGATATTGGCTGCTTCAGTCAATCCACCTTCAACGCGACTTTCAAGGATGATGAACTTAAAGCCAACTAATGTGTTGATTTCGCCAGATACCAAAGCCTTAATAGCCTGGTAGTCAGCGTTAGTTGCCTTCTCATCATTCAACAAGCCACCCAGACCTAACGCATCAATAGCTGCATACAACTCGCTATTCGGTACGCCTTGGTCACGCAGTGCAACCTGAGCTTCAATGACCTTAGCCATTGTCAGGTTAGTACCGCCAGCAGGGATTGCTGTTGCTAATGGAGTAGAACCGTCCATCGCATCAATGACAAGCTGGTCACAACGACGACCCAAAGCGCCAGCAACCGTATAGGCTAGCTCTTGCTTCTCATCGAAGTTGACGGTCTGCGCGTCAAAGATATCGGTGTACTCAGGTGCGTTCCAGTTGGTGATAGTCGCAGTCTTGAACTCGTGACCAACGTCCATTGGAGTTACTAGGTCAGAAGTAGACTTCTGATTAGCAAGACCTTTGCCCATCTTACGGAACTTGTAGGTGTCGCCAACAACATTGTTGCGAACGGTTACGGAATTTTTTAACAGGCCCATGCCCTGATATGCTTGCTTGACCATCGAATCAAATTCGATTACGGCCACTGAACTAAGAAATTTACTCATAAGAAAATCCTCAAAACGAGTAGTAAAAAAGGTTTTGTAGGTTTTCTGCTAAGTCCCCGGACAGACCGGTTAGCTTCAACCTTAAATCTGTCGGGCCTGTGAAGGGTATCCAACTAGGCTGATATTAACACCTAGCTGGATAATTGCAAGCGCTCTATCTGTGGTTACAAAACTATCCAAAGTTTTCATTTTAATAGGCTTGATTTCTTTGTTTTTGGTTCTGGCATTACCTTTTTAATTAAAGATTTCTTTTTTGGACTGTCTTGAAAGAACGGGCTTTTGCCTTCTTTCAACCTCATTGCAGCGTGGTCTGCTGCCTTCATTAATATTTGTTTTGGAATTGGTGTGCCGTCAGGAAGTGTCCTTAGCATTTCAACTTCTTGCTTATCTAGCGTAGGCACTAAAGTTGGAAAATCAACAACCTTTACTCCCCTGCTATCTTTGTAAGAAAACTTACTATCACCAAAAGCTTCGTTAATTTCTTCAACATTAGTAGAATATTCGGTCATTATTCCGCCGTCATCTCTTTTGACTTGTCCGAGATAACCCATATTGGATTTTTTTGTTCCGTCTGGCCTACGCATTCCTTGGTCTTTGCTTGGCATTATAATGTCATCCTATTACCCAATCTGTTGTCGATGAGGCTTATCCCCACCAAATTCAAACATCATGCGCTGTATTTTAGCTTCATGGTTTGTATCGGTTGAGCGCAGCATATTCCCTTGCTCATCTTTCTTAAACATCTCGGCTTCTATAGCTGCCCACGTAACCCCGCCTTGCTCAACAAAGCCATCAATCGGCAGTTTGGCCGGTGCAGTTGCACCAATCAATGCCTCAATCAGTTCGACAGACTCAGCACTGTTGACGCCGTGCCGTACCTTCTCGTAAGTGTCCGTATCAAGATTGTTCTTCATAAACTGCTCGATGGTCTTGATACGACCCTCGGCATTATCGCCCAACTTACCCATCTCAGCTTCGACAGATACCTGCGTTGCTACATCTGACTGTGTTGCCAGCAACTCCCAAGCACGGTTAAAGCTATCTTGGCTCATGTTCGTATCAGCAGCAAAGGTCTGAAGCTCAGACAATAGACCGTCATCGCTCTCAACATCTGCTGGCATTGCATAGCCATCCTTCGGCGCACCTGTGAAGCCTCCAAAACGCTTCTCTAGGTCGATATACGCCTTAGCCTGGTCAGCCACTGACTTATATTTTTCGCTCTTGTACCACTCTGGACGCTCTCCAGAGCCTTTGATGCCTTCGGTTAAGAAGTATTCGTTATCGCCCAGTGTAGGTTCCGCTGCATCCACTAGCGATGTCAGGGTATCGTTTTCCACGGCCTGTTGGTCTTCCATTGTTATCTCCAAGGATATTGAATGACAGCCCGGCGGGGGCTGACCGGCTGAAAGTTCACCCGGATTTCTTCAAGCTTGCGCTTGTTGTTAAGCAAAGCTAGGTCATTGATGCTAATCCAATCAACGTGCTGACCCTCTTTGTAACACCTGAACGCCCTGAACTTGTGTACATACTCCATCAGTCCAAAGCCGTATTGGGTGGCAACACCTTCAGCCCAAGCCATGTCAAAGCCAACCGTCTTCAGGTGGTCATGCATATCACAACGGATATCTTGCTTTGGCTTGCGCGGTCTGCGCCTCGGTGCTTCCTGTGTTTCTGTCTCTGCGAAAAGCTCTGGCTCGTTCATAGGTACTCGGCCCTCTTGATTATGTGAACAACGTATTTGATTACGCCCGACTCACCATTGTGATAAGCCGCCTCATACCCAACATTCTGCGCATTAAGCGGTGTATCGTTATCCATCAAGAAACGGCGCGTAAGGTCTTCAAGCACCTTGATGCCGTCCTCAGTACCAAAGCAACGGTTATACGACTTGCCAAGCTCTACCTGGCGTTCGCGTATCTCAGCCTTGCTCTTCTTGGCCTTCTCTTGGTCAACCTCTAAGCCTTCCCAGCTCATTGTGCAGGTGCCTGTTCAGGTGGTGGCATACCCTGTTGCTGTTCAGCCATAGCCGCCTGCGCTCCAGCCTGAATAACCTGCTTCTTCTCCGCATCACTACGGACTAGCTCGCTATCCATGCCTGTCTTCTCAGCAGCCCACGTACCAAAGTTCTCAGTCTTGAACGACATCTGTACCTGCTCAGGGCCAGCAGTCTCAAGCACGAACATAACAGCCTGCTGTACAGCCATCAGGTCTTCAGCATCCTGCGACCGTGCCAGTGGTGAGGTAAACTTAACCTCAACGTTCTGACCATCCAGCTTAATAGGCTGAATCAGACCACGCCTTGTCAGGATTGCCACGCATCTCTTCAGTACAGGTATCAGTACCTCAGTCTGCAAGCGACCAAAAGCCGAACCAATACGCTTGGCCAACTCTCTCTGCTCGATAGCCACCTCAGTCGCTGACCTTACCGGCCCAGCAGGGTCACGCAGGTCATTGAACAGCGCAATCTTGATAGCGTTCTGCAACTCAGTAATCTCAAACTGCGCCAATGACAAGTTAGATGACGTATCAAGACGCTGAATCGAAGGGTTGCTGGTGTTGTTTGACCCAACAGGGATAACAACGCCCGGTGCAATCGTCAGGTTGTACGGGTTTGTCACACCATCATCTGTTGCTGTGTACATACCAGCAAGGTCAATGGCCGCTTTCTGCAAGACAAACTCTTTCGCCTTGTTCAGTGAACGCACATCAGGCAACGTCTGCATTGCTGGCCCACGTCCACGCACCTCACCAGATACCTTCGTGTATCTGCCAGTAACCCAAGGCGATGTTTCACCAAAGTCTTCTACCCAAGAGACATGGTCTTCCTTGCTGACCCATACCACGCCGTAATACATCTTAGTCTTGGGGCAGTAGATGACACCCTCAGAGATTGGCACCTCTTGGTCTGGGCTATTGTCGATGATTGCCTGCACAGATGACGATGGGCTAAAGCCTCGCCATGTCCGTTCCAGCAATCGAGCCTTTATCCGCATCCTACGCCAGTGCGTCTCGATGTTACCGTATGGCCCTTCTTCAAATGCAATGCCCTTCTGCGGTATCGCGTGGAATACGAACGGCGTTGCATCGTCATCAGTCTCATCAATGCGCAATGTGGCTGTGCCTATCAGCAAATCAAGCGCAGCCTCATAGAATTGCGTACCGAAGTTAGACTGGTTGATAAACTCAAAGACGATATCGGCCTGAGTCTCTAAGTTCTCACGCACCTCAGTCTCAGACACGCCATACTCACCAGACTCAAGCGCCTTAACCACCGCAGTGCTTGGCTGGAACGTAGCCCATCGTGCCCAGATAGGTGCAATGTTCTCCTGCAACTTACTCGCACCCAACTGGATAGAAGTCAACGAAGTCGAATCAAAGATTCTATCCATCTTCTTCTGACCGTTATCGTTAGCAGAGTCAAACAAGTTCCGCTGCGGCAAGAAGTATTCGTATGTGTCTGATAACTGGTCATGCCATACAGCTTCCATGTCGAAAGCTCGGGCCTCCCTAGTCACCAGGTCGTTTAACGTGCCTAGATGACTGGGTATCTTCATTTCTTAGCCGCGCTGCCCGTTGAGCCATAGCTACCGCCATAGTTGCCACCCATAAAGCTGGGTATCCTAAAGCCACCACCGCCTGTGCCTGTACCAGTACCCTTCGATGCACTACCGGCCTTGCTTGCTGCTTGGCTTCTACTGCCTGCAGCACCGCCCAATAGACTCTTTTGGCCTAGCTTACCGCGAGCCATAGCCTTAAAGCGTGACTCCTGCTCTGATATCTCTTCATCAAGCATAGCTGTCTGTCTGCGTTCAACTGCTATCTGTTGTGCTGTTGGCTTAGGGGCTTTAGGTGTCTTCATTTGATTTTCTCCAAGTGCTTATATAACTGATACGGCGTTAAAATGAGTGGGTTATTCACCCCGATAACCTGCTTGGCAAACCCAACGCAAGTATTCAGCATTAACAGGTTGCGCTTACACGGTCTTACCTGTGCTTTTACCAAGATTGTATCACCAATGTCAATCTCTGTGTCCGCATATAGCTCGACAGATTCGCAGGTGCGTGAGAAGCGTACCCACCTACCACGGTCAGGCACAACAATATGGCAATGCCTAATCGTTGGATGCAGGAACCTAGACCACCAGTGCCCGCTATCGTTTGAAAACACAACATACGCATCAGAAGACACTGAACGAAACCTTGGCCTGCGTAGTTTGTGGACGCATACCACTTATCATTGACTCCTGCCATCCCAATGCCAATGTCTGCAAGGCATCAGCACCATGCGATGCCCAATCGTGTACGGGTGCATCCCTAAAGCAACTGCGCTTCTCATCCCATTCACGGTGATAAGACGCTATGCAGTTCATGCCGTGTTCTGCTCGCTCTTCATCAATCCAGAATCGCGGGAACATCCGGCGCACCGCCTGTATGCTCTCAGCCTTTGTCCTTGGCCGCTGCACTGTACGGAACGCAAGCCCCATATCCCTGGCAGTATCCTTGCGTGAACGTCCAGTCGATAGCTCACGCACCTCGATATCGTGTGGCGCTAGGTGAATGCCCATGCTTACGCCATTTCTTGCAGCGTATTGGTTGAGCCATTGAATGTAATGCTCCATGCCCTTGCCATTGTTCTCGTAATAGCCTATCAGTCGTATCTCTTTGCCTATGGCTTGGAACAACCAGATGCTCATCGAGTCACTAATGCCTAAATCCCAAGCAGTATGTACCTTCAGCGCTGGATCTATCGGCAGTCTGCCGATACGGTTCTGCTCCTTTGCCGCTGCTAACTGGTCTGCAAAGTATGCACCCGGTATCTGTGCCTCAAAGCTGCCATAGTATTCTTGCTGTAACAGCGCCTCTTCAGCACCTTCAGCACGTTCTTGGGCGATAATCTTCTGCGATATGACCGGCGTACCATCGTCACGTTTAGTGTCGTTGATGGTTAGGTTCTGACAGAACCACTCGTCATTCTTCTTGGCCATGTTGTACAGGCTATAGCCGTGATTCTTGCCTCTTGGCGTGTAGATGAAGATAGCCCAGCCGCCGTTCTCTGCAAGCATTGGGCGTATGTAGTTCCATGCATTTGGGTCGCACAAGCTCCACTCGCTGAAGATGACGCCAACAGGGTTAGCGCCTACCAAGCTATCGTAGTTATCCGAGCCGCACAGTTGCCAGGTAGAGTTATTAACCATTTCAATCATCATCTCCTGCGATGACGTTCTGGCCCTAAGCTCTGGCGGGAATGCTTGGTCTAATATCTTGCGCCCATTGCCGTCAATGCCATTCCATATGGCCTTGCGCGCTTGGGTCTGCTTGGGGAATAGGTGCCAGTAGTTCCCGACACGCTTGAACAGCTCTTTGGCTGTGAAGTTTAGGCTTGCGCTGTCCTTGCCTGCACGTCTGTGCCACACAATACAGGCTCGCTTCTTGCCACCGTCCATCGCCTGAAAGAATGGCAGTTGGTGCGGCCTGGGTGCCCAGTCATTGGGTATATTGATTTCAGTCAACTGAGTAATTCATCAGATTAACTGACAATGCACCACCGCCCTCACCTGTTACTTCCACGGCCTTTAGCTTTGGCTCTGTATACTGCGCAACCTTATCCCAAGCATCGATACAGGCTTTCATATCGCTAACATCTGAGGTCTTCTGCGCTATTGCGTGCAAATCAACAGCCATCGCAGCCATATTCATGATTGGATGAAAGTCTTTGCCGTACATATCTTGCAGTCTGTTCATCAAAAACTTTCTGTTTTTGCTTGGAACGCCTGACGGTCTGCCCTGAGTCATATCTAAAATCCTAAGCTATTGATTTTCAACAACTTTTTTCTTGAAGATTTTGTCATAATTATCAGCAAACAATTCGCGCGAGCTTTTCGTGCTCTTTCGCGGTGCTGACCCCTTTCCGCCATGCAGTTCAGGAAAATGCCTGTTCTGCGTTTCGCGGTCTAATCTATGTCTCATATCCATCGCGCGAGTTTACCACAAAACTACACAATCTCAACATCCCAACCGGCTGATACATTGTATCCGTGCGTGAGTTTAATCCTGTGAGGCCAAGCACGGGCGTAGTCGTGAATTAATTGCCCCAGCTTGCCCTTACCCTTCTGGCGCTTGTACTCACCCGCAACAACGCCCCAGGGCATCACACCCTGTCCGGCCATGCCTGCTAGCACTGCATTTAATGTCTCGTCTTTTTTCATTTTTTTTGCCTGCAATATCATGCTGTCCACTGTCCACACTGTCCCCAGGTTATATATATTATATATATATAGAGTATATATATGTATTTATATGTATTTATATATATAGTATGGACAGTGGACAAATATATAAGAAAGTAAGTAATTAAGGGGGTTACAGCCGGCCACACCCCCTCCCCAAACAG